TTTTATAATATAAATAAATTGGAGGTAGTTAATTATGGAAGAACCTATTATTATTTGTCCTGTGTGCGGTCAAGCTTATTTACCTGCTGAGATCTTTATGCCAGATGATTTGTTAGGTAAGCCGACTGACATTTTTAAAACGTCAGCTGGTAAGATAGATTTCTATTTAGGAAAAGAACCAGATTTAACTGAAGAGTATACTTGCGATAATTGTGGTACAAGATTATCAGTTAAAGCTAGATTATCTTTTGATGTACAGGTTAAAGAAAAAACTAATTCTTCTGAGCACGTAACACACTTTAATAGACAGAAGAAGGCTGTCTTAGAAGAGGAATCATTGTTTGATTAGTATTACTGAGAATATCAGTAAAAAATGCGTGGGGCAAACTAGTTTGTTTGTCTCTTTTGATTATGACCCAAAATACGTTGAGGTAGTTAAACAAGCCGAAGATGCTATATGGCATAAGGACTTAAAACAGTGGGAATTACCATTAAATAAATTAGCTTTTTTAATTGACAACTTTACGCTTTTAGATGACATTCAATTAGACTTACTTGAAGATGATGAAAAAGAAATAGAACTTGATTTAACTGTAGATTATCGTACAGACCCTTTTGAATATCAGTTAGAGGACATAAAGTGGTTAATTAATAATACGAACAGTTTGAATCTTAACCCTATGGGTTTGGGCAAGACACTTGAACTTATTTATACTGCTGAGGAATTAAAAGCCCAAAAAGGTGTAGAACATTGTTTAATTATATGTGGTATAAATACTTTAAAAGCTAACTGGAAGAAAGAAGTACAAACACATTCTAAGTTAGATTGTATAGTCATAGGTGAAAAGATTAACTCTAAAGGAACTATTACGTATGCATCAGTTAAAGAAAGAGCTGAACAATTATACGAACCAATAAAAGAGTTCTTTGTCATAATAAATATAGAATCAATCAGAGACTCTCTAGTAATAAATGCAATTCTTAATAGTAAGAATAGTTTTGATATGATTATACTAGATGAGTGTCATAAAGCTAAATCTCCGCAGTCTGAGCAGGGTAAGAATCTATTAAAGTTAGCTAAGGTTGGCAAGTATCATTATGGTTTAACTGGTACAGTGATTGTTAATTCACCTTTAGATCGGTATGTGCCTTTGAAATTCATTGGAAAAGAACGAGCTAATTTTACTAACTTTAAGAACTTTTATTGCGTAATTAATCATATATTTGGTCATCAGCAAATAGTTAGCTATAAGAATCTAGACTTACTGAAAGACGAGATTAACCAATACTCGATTAGAAGAGATAAAAGTATTCTTAATTTACCTCCAAAGATTATTGTGCCTGAGTACATTGATTTAACACCAGCCCAAACGAAGTTCTATGCAGATCTCCAAAAAGGTGTAGTTAGTGAGGCTGATAGAGTCAACATAAAGACATCATCGCTTTTAGGATTAGTCACAAGGTTAAGGCAGGCTTCAACTTGCCCTTCTGTATTAACCACATCAGTTTTAGGCAATTCAAAAGTTGAAAGAGCATGTGAATTAGTTGATGAGATTATTTCTAATAGCGAGAAAGTAATCATATTCTCAACTTTTAAAGAACCGCTTTATCGGTTAAAAGATTTACTAAAAGAGTACGATCCTTTATTATGCACAGGTGACCAGACAGATTTGGAAATTAATGACAGCATTGAAAAGTTTCAAACAGATGATAGCAAAAAAGTAATTCTTTGTACGACTTCAAAGATGGGTACTGGAATTACTCTAACTGCTGCTTCTTATGAAATCTTTTTAGACTCAGTTTGGACATACCGGTTAGAATCACAATGTGAAGATCGCCGGTGGAGAGTTGGTACAAAGAAAACGTTAATCATTTACAAGTTAATTGCTTCAGGTACTATAGATGAAAGAATTCAAGACATTTTGAAACGAAAACGAGGCATTTCTGATTATCTAGTAGATGATCATAAGATTGAATCAGAAGAATTGCGATACCTTTTAGGAATTTAGTTTACATATCCTTACTTTTATATTATAATAATAATGTAAAGGTAAGGATTTTATTATGCTAGAAGATAATTATAAAAGTTACAGAGCATTGGCAGATGACATAGGTTGGAAAAAGTACGATAAAAATGAACTATTTTTTGAGTGCATAAAACACGAACATGATAGTTTGTATGATAACTTTTATTCAGCGCTTGTGTGTAGATTTTGGGGGTATGCCGCTAAGATCTACGTAAAGAATAAGAGACATATTCCATATGATCAATGTTATGATATTCTAATTGATACACTTAACTATGTTCTTACTAAGAGAGTTTGGGAGGACCAAGAAAGTAGTTTGTATAATGATCCAGCAGCTCCAGATAAAGCGTTTCATATCGTTTTGAAACGTCAGCAAGGAATTGTCTTAGCTAATCTTAATGCTCAAAAAAGAAGATCTAACTTTAACGCTTTAAGTATAGATGAAATACACGAAGAGTATGCAGATGCTGCCGAAGGTTTATTTGGTATAGACGATGCATCTGAATCTACTAGTGAAAATAATATCAAGTTAATTACCTTTATCAAAGAGCATTCAATAGAGCATATTATAGTTCTTGATGCGATTTGTTTCTCGCACTGGAAAACGTTAAATCAAGTTGTTAGTAAAGTAAAAGCTATAAAGTATAGTGATTATAATTATTATAAACAAGTTTACAATTTAAAAGAAAGAGATTATAATAATATTATAATGACTATTCATAATAAATCAAATAAAAAATTATTATCAGACATTAAAAAGTTATTATACGCAATGAGAGATGAGGTGTAATATGAAACTTTTTTATGATATGTATGAATTAGATGGGGCATTAATAAAAAATGGGAAAGTAATAGAAGTTCCTATAAATAATAGTGTAGCCCCTCATTATCCATTACCCTCTGAGTGTGACAAATGGATAAAGTTGTTTGAGAATATGAGGGATAACTTTACTGATGATGAGATTAAAGCATTGAATTATAGTTGTTGGTATAGAGCAAATGAAGGCGTTTATTTAGATTGTCCAGATTTTGATAAAGGAGATTTCTATGTCAAAGGACAAAAGTAAATACTATATTATTATACCAGCAGATATAAGATATGATTCAAGATTAAAAGCTAATGAGAAATTGATTTATGGTGAAGTTGTTTTGTTAGCTCAGGAAATGGGCTATTGTTGGGCTACTAATGCATACTTTGCAAATCTTTATGATGTGTCTAAGACAACTGTTTCAAAGTGGTTAGCTAATTTAGAAGAATGTGGCTATATAAGAATGGAATACATTTATAAAGGTGATGAACTTTCAGAGAGAAGAGTCTTTATTTGTGATAATAATGATTCTAAAGTTCAAGAGAAAGTATGTAAAGTAAACTCTAAGTCAGAAGTTGATGAGTATACTAAACAAAAGGATCTTAATGAAAAGATTGAAGACGTCATAAACTATTTTAATAAAGTTTGTAGTACGAAGTTTAAATCAAATACTTCTGGAACTAGAAAGTTAATAAAGAAGCATCTTAAAGAGGGTTTTGCTTTGGATGATTTTAAGAGGGTTGTTGATTTGAAGTATCATGATTGGGGTGAGCGACCCTTTAGATTCTCTAGTGGGCAGTTTAGTAATGAATACTTAAGACCTTCAACATTGTTTGGTGACAAGTTTGAAAGTTATGTCTATGAAGCTATTACTAGAGAGGTTTCAGAGAATAGTATGTATAGTGATTCTATTTCTGATGAAGTAGACCCAGATGTAAGTGATTTAGAATTTTAGTATACTTTTTAATTAAAAAGATATATAATAAATTTGAGGAGGGTGTATATGGATAATGGTTTATATGATTTATATATAGAAAATTCATTAATTCCGAAAAGGTATCTTAAAGATATTTCGTTAAGACCTTCTAATAATGATTTAAAGACATTTGAAGAGTTGAAAGAGATTAAGGATAATATTGCTGAGTTTGTTAATGAGGGAAACAATTTATTAATTTGCTCTAATAAAGTTGGAAATGGCAAAACAACATTTGCGGTTAAGATCTTAAAAGCATATATAAATTCAATAAAGAACTTAGGGTTTATGAATAATACGCCAGCATTGTTTATCAATGTTAACAATTTCTTAAACGAAAAGAAATTAGCTATAGAAGATAAAGCGTTATCAGACAAGATTAGAAACATAGAAAAAAGTATTTTATCTGCGAAGTTAGTTGTGTTTGATGATATAGCAGATAAAAGTTTATCTGAGTATGATATGAATACGCTTTATTATTGGTTAGATTATAGAACTTCGAATATGAAGAGTTGTATCTTTACATCAAATCAGTTACCAGATCAATTAAAAAAGTCATTGAGTGCAAAAGTATATAGTAGATTAGTAAATTATAGTGTGATTAAGTATATTACAGATGGAGATCATAGAGGTAGATAATGTTAATTCAGTTACAGGTAATAAATAAGATTTTAGCAACTCATGACTTTTCTTTCATATCACAGAATAATATAGATTCTAGTTACTTTCCAAACTTTACAAGTGAGTTTATCTTTATTAATAAACATTATTTATTGTATGGGCAAGTTCCTGATACAGTAACATTTCTAAAGTCTTTTCCAGAGTTTGAAGTAATTGAAGTTAATGAGCCAGTTCAGTATTTAGTTAATGAACTTTATAGGGAGAGAAATGAAAGTTTCTTAGCTACAACTTTTAACAAGATTAAATCATTACTTTTAGCTGGGAAGACAGATGATGCGATGAATTTGTTTAGTAAGTCTGCTCAGACAGCATTGAGTAAAAAGAATTTAGAAGCAGTTAACATCTTAGAGGACATTTCTAGATATGATTCTTATGTTGAAAAATGTAATGATTTCAATAAGTATTACATTACAACTGGTTTCAGAGAGTTGGATGATTCTTTAGGTGGTGGAATAGATAGACAGAATGCGTATTTTGTTATCTCAGCTAGAGCAGGTATAGGTAAGACTTTAATTATGACTAAGTTTGCAGCTGCTGCAGCTTCTAAAGGATTAAAAGTAGGATTCTATGAAGGTGAAATGACAGTTGATAAATTAGCTTATAGATATGATACATTAACGAGTCATATCTCAAATGGTTCAATTATGCATGGTAATTCAAGTGTAGCTAATACATATAAGATGTTCTTGGATAATTTGACAACAAGTAATAAACATTTCTACATTTTAACTAGAGATATGATCCCAGATGAAAGAGTAACTGTAAGTGTATTAGAGTCATTTGTCGATAAATATGATTTAGACATTTTGTTCGTTGATCAGATTTCATTGTTAGACAGTAACTTAAGAGGTGCGAGATCTTTTGAACAAGTAGCAGATATTAGTAAAGAATTAAAGAGCTTACAATCAAGAAAGAATATCCCAATTGTTGTAGCTTCTCAACAGAACAGAAATGCTGTTGAAGAAGGAAAGTTAGCAGGTACTGAGAACTTAGCATTATCTGATAGAGTTGGTCAGGATGCAAGTGAAGTCTTATTCATTTCTAAAGATGAGAATGTAATGACATTTAACATTGCAAAAGCAAGAGATGGTGCGAAAAAGTATGTATTAAAGTATCTTGTTGATTTTGATAAAGGTATTTTTAGTTACATTCCAGATAGTGATACGATTGTTAGTGAAACTAGTGAGCAACCAGTGAGAGTTAGTGCAAATGGTGAGGTGGTATTCTAATGAGTGATTTGATTCTTGATAGCTATTTAATAGATGAACCAATCATCAATATCTTAACAAAGCTTAGAAGTGAATTAACTAATGGCAAATTAGCTTTTATAGAACAGAAAAATGATTATGTTAGAGTAACGTGCCCTGATCATAAAAGTGGTCTTGAGCGTCATAGTAGTTGTTCAGTCTACTGTGGTGATGGTGATTTACAATATGGGTATTATAATTGTTTAACTTGTGGTTCGAAAGGTAACTTACGGCTGTTTGTTGCTAAGTGTTTTGATAAACCATATGAATTTGGAAAGAAATGGTTGATTGAGAACTTTGGACATATTTATGTAACTAACAAGATTTCTTTAGAAGAAATTAATCTGACAAAAGAGAAAAAAGAAAAAGATTATTTAGATGAAAGTATCTTAGAAGGCTTTTCTGATTATCATCCTTATATGACAAAAAGAGGACTTTCAGATGAGACAATAAAGAAGTTTGAACTTAAATACGATCCTGAGTATAAAGCGATTGTATTTCCAGTTAGACACGTAGATGGTAAACTAGCGTTTTTAACTAGAAGATCAACTGAAGGTAAAAGATTCTATATTGACAAAGGAGCTGACAAGTCAGTGATTTATTTATTGTATAATATTGTAAAGGATAATATAAAAGAAGTAGTTGTTTGTGAAGGTCAGTTCAACCGGTTAACTTCTTGGCAGTATGGGTATCCTCGGATTGCTCTTTTAGGGGCAGGAACAACAGAAGAACAGATAGATGTCCTTAATAAGACGGGAATAAAGCATTATATCCTCTGTTACGATAATGACCCAGCAGGTAAAAAAGGAGCTTCGAGATTTAAAAAGTTCATTAGAAAAGATGTATTTGTAGATGAAGTAACAATGCCTGAAGGTAGAGATATTAACGATTTAACAAAAGAAGAGTTTGATAAACTTTTATCACAAATTTAGTTTACATACCATAGAGAATATGGTATAATATAAATGCAAATAGGTTAGAGTCACCTTAAGAACTCACATAGGAGGAAAAAGAAATTATGGCATTTATTTCAAGAGAAACTTACTTAAGACAGCAGAAAGAAAGACAGGAAAGAGAAGAGTATTATCGGAACCAGGGTCCAAGAGTTAGTTACTTTGGCTTGAAGGATGATGGCGATGAGGCAATCGTAAGATTCCCTTATAGCGATCCTTCAGAGTTTGACATCTTTACAACTCATCAGACTCAGATTGATGGTCGTTTCAGAAGAGTTTCTTGTTTAAGAGAAGACTTCACAGACGCAATTGACAAGTGCCCAATGTGTGCAGCTGGTATTCCAATTCAGCAGAGATTCTACGTTAAGTTAATTGAATACACTAGAGACGAGAACAATGAAGTAGTAGCCACACCAAAGGTATGGGAAAGGTCTTTAAGCTATGTACAGATGATTAGTGACTTAATTGAAGAATATGGTGACATTAGAGAATACGTATTTAAGATTAAGCGTTCAGGCAAGAAGGGTTCTTTACAGACAACATACTCTATTTTACCAGCTAATCAGAAGATCTACAATAATGAAACCTACCCGGCTGACTTCTCAGCATTCGAGAACTATAAGGTCTTAGGACACGCTTTGATGGATAAGGATAAAGATGGTATGTTAGAACTTTTAGGTGCTACTAAGGAAGAAGAACCTGTAGAAGAAAAGCCTCAGACAACTTATCAGCAGGCGCAGCCAAGAAAGGTTGTATACTAATTAAGCTAAATTAAATATAATATATAAATAGTGTATATTATATTAAGCACTTCCTAATTGATACCTATTGGCTCTGACCGGCCGGTCAATTTGGTTAGTGCTGGTGGGTCAATTAGGAGGTATTTTATTATGACCTATAATGAATTTATTCAAAATATTCTTGATACTCGTGGTAGATTTGGAATACCGAAAGGTGAGTATAAGGAGCGACATCATATAATTCCAAGATGTATTGGTGGTACTGATGATGAAGATAATTTAATTGATCTTTATGCTGGAGAACATTTCACAGCCCATAAATTGCTAGCTGAGGAGAATCCAACAAATAAACGTTTAACGTATGCATATTGATGTATTGTTCATTTTTCTAATTATAGTAAAATATGTACAGCTGAGCAGTATGAAGCTGCCAGAAAAGCTTATTCTGAGTCAATCAGTGGCAATAATTCAATAATGACTGATATAAATACAAAAGAAAAAATGAGACAATCGCAAATAATTAGATTAGCTAATATGTCGGTGGAGGAAAAGAAGTCTTGACATGCTAATCAAAGTAAAAGTTTGAAGGGTAGAAAAGAATGCGGTTGAACTAGGGGTATGACATTAGAAAATAATTATGATGTAATTTCTAGAACTACAGCCGGGTTAAGACACTATGCAGCAGAGCATGGAAATCCTGCGCTCGGTAAGCACTGATATAATGATGGCATTGTAAAAATTTATGTAAAAGAAGAAGATTGTCCTGAAGGATTTGTTAAAGGTATGCACCATAATTTACCAACTATACATTGTGGTAAGAAATATAAAAATGATTTAGCAAATTATTTACAATCAAAACAAAAGAATTAGTTTACACTAATTCTTTTTTATGTTATAATAGACATATAAGGAGGGCATTAAATGGAACAACTTTCATTATGGGGAGATGAGTTCTCTGTAACAGATAGTGAAGCTATCACAAAAAAGATTCTTAAGAAAGCAAAGACTCCAAAAGTTTTAAAGCCAATAACGACAGAAAAGTTAATTAAGTCTAAGAATGTTTCTGTAGAAGATAAAATGAAAGCGATTGAAGAAGATGTTTATCGAATCTTAGGTAAGTATAAAGAGAACACACAGACAATTAAGACTTATGACGAGTTTGTTAAGTATATAGATGCGTGTATTGAAAATGGTGGAATGTCAATAGACACTGAAACAAACAACTCATTAAATACATTTGATTGTAAACTGATGGGTTTATGTTTGTATACACCAGATCAAAAGAATGCATATATTCCAGTTCATCACGTCGATAAAGATGGTAATAGATTACAGTGGCAAATTAATGAAACTCAGATTAAAGAGCAATTAAAGAGATGTGAAGAAGTATTTAAGATCTTTCATAATGCGACATTTGATATTGAAGTCATTAATCAAACTTGTAACATTAAGTTAAAAGCAGATTGGGATACGATGGTTGGTGCCCAGATTTTAAATGAAAATGAGCAGAAGGGTTTAAAGATTCAGTATAAATTGCACATCGATCCAGAACAGGATAAGTATAACATTGAACATTTATTTAAGGGCTTACCTTATGAGATTTTCGATCCAGAGTTATTCGCATTGTATGCGGCAACTGATGCGTATGAAACTTGGAGACTTTTTGAGTATCAAAGAACTGAGTTTAGAAAGCCGGAGAATAAAGAGATTTATGAACTTTTCCAGAAGATAGAGATTCCAATCTTAGACGTTGTAGTTGATATGGAGTTAACTGGCGTAGAAGTAGATTTAGAGTATGCGCATAGACTTTCAAAAGTATATCACGAAAAGTCTGATGAAGTTCAAGAAAAGATTGATAAAGAGTTAGAGAGAATTAAGCCTTTAATTGAAGCGTGGAGATTGACACCAGAAGCTAATGAACCTATTATTAGTAAGACAGGTAAAGCTGGTAAATCAAAAAGTCAACAGTTAGCAGACCCTCCAGAGTTAAGTTCACCAACTCAGATGGCAATTATGTTGTATGATGTATTAAAAGCTCCAGTCTTGGATAAGAAGAGTCCAAGAGGAACTGGTGCAGACATATTAGATTCATTAGCAGATAAGATTCCTCTTTGTAACTTATTAGTTGAAAAGAGAGGATATGACATTCTTATTAACACATTTATTGATAAGATGCCGGAGATTATTCAGAAAGATGGAAGAGTTCATGCAAGATTTAATACGTGTGGAACTCAGACTGGAAGATTTAGTAGTAGTGGCGACATTAATATGCAAAATATACCTTCGCACGCAAAGGATGTTAGAATGATGTTCAGGCCAAGAGATGGGTATGTAATTGTTGGCAGTGACTTCAGTGGTCAGGAAATGAGAATATTAGCATCAGTTGCAAATGATAGAGCAATGATAGATGCGTATGAAAATAATCAGGATATTTATGCTAAAGTCGCAAGTTTAGTTTATAAAAATGATATTGAAGATAATTTGGAGTTTAGACCTGGAACAGGTGAAAAGCAGCCAGAGGGAAAGGCCAGAAGATCCGCAGCTAAAACAGTTGCATTAGGATTAAATTATGGAATGTCAACAAGATCATTAGCAGAGAGACTAGGTGAATCTTTAGAAGAGGCTCAGAAGATTGTTGATGGGTATTATGGCGGTTTAAAGGGCGTTAAAAAGTTTACAGATGATTCGCAGGAAATGCTTAAAAAGTATGGGTATGTTACAGATGTATTCGGTAGAAGACGTCATATTCCAGACGCCCAACTTCCAGAGTATGAGATTACATCTGACAAAACTAATTATGAATTTAATCCTCTAATTGGCGCATTACCTCACAAGGATCTTAGAATTGAAACTTTAATTAAACAGTATCAAAGTAAGTTAGAAAGAGCTAGATGGAAAAAAGATAGAGATGCAATTATTGAACGGGCGAAAAAAGATGGATTAAAAGTCACCTACAATGGTGGATTTATAAGTAGAGCGATGCGTCAGTGTCTTAATGCTAGAATACAAGGTTCAGCGGCATCGATGACGAAGCTAGCAATGATAATGATTCATAATGATAGCAGATTGAAGGATTTGGGATTTGAACTTTTAGTAACAATTCACGATGAAGTGTTAGGTGAATGTCCTCTTGAGCACGGTGATGAAGTTGGTAATATACTTTGTGAGATAATGGTTAATGCTGCAAAAAAATGTTGTAATAATGTTCCTTGGAAATGTGATCCATATGTATGTGCTGATGGCTGGTATGAAGATGAGCTAGTTGCAGGAATTATGAATGATTATTCTTCATGTAAAGACTTTGATAAGATTATTGAAAAATATAGCTATTTGAATCGTGATAGTCTTAGATTAGTTTGTAATGATGAATATGAGATTTGCAAAGATAGCTTAAAGTATGGTCCAAATTATTATAAAAAGTAATAAAATGTAATAAAATAATATGCTAAATTAAATATAAGGAGGAAGAAATATGCTTAGTTTGAAGATGCCTGAAGAGCTTGAACAGAGATTAAAAGAAGAAGCAAAAGAACGTGAAATGTCTGTCTCAGCTTTAATTAGATGGATCGTAAAGCAATATTTTAAAGAGAAGAAGAATGATACAATACAATCATAGTCTAAGCGATGAATACATAAATAGTATTCTTAATACACGCGGGAGATTTGGAGTTCCCGAAAATGAGTATAGTGAGACGCATCATATTATACCTGTTTGTTTAGGAGGACCAACAGTAGAAGAGAATTTAATAGATCTTTACGGAAGAGAGCATTATGAAGTGCATAGGCTTTTAGCTCTTGAAAATCCTAATATGGGGTGTCTAGTAAATGCTTGGTGGATAATGGCAACTATGAAAAATGAACATCAAGAGAGATATTTTATCACTGCTGAAGAATATGAAGAGGCGCGTGCTTTTTATGCCAGATATCAGAGTATGGCGATGTCAGGCGAAGGTAATCCTATGTATGGTAAGAATGCGTATGAGGGCAAATCAGAAGAAGAGATGAGGATTATAGCCGAAAAGAAAAGTAAAGCTTTAAAGGGTAAGAAGAGGACAGATGAACAAAAGCTTCATTATAGAGAATCAAAGTTGGGTGATAAGAATCCAATGAAGCAGCTGACAGGAGATAAGCATCCTCATTATGGTAAAAAATATTATCAATCACCAGATGGAACAGATGGTGGCTATTTCGTTGAGGGAGAACAACCTAAAGGCTGGATTCATAAAATGAATTATAATTTAACTACACCAAGAACAGGAGAAAATAACCCTGCGTATGGGAGACATTGGTATCACGATGGTATCGTTAAGATTTATACATATGAATGTCCTGAAGGATTTGTTGCCGAATTTAAGAAGAGTTTGCCTAGTATTAAGTTAAAAGATTTAGATGAATATTTGAAGAGTAAAGTTAAAGAGGAAGCTGTTGATATTTAGTTTACATTTAAAATGCTGTATGATATAATAAAATTAGAAAAGGAGTATACTATGACAGAAAGTGATTTATACATTGTTAAATTCAGTCCTCATGAGATTCTACTTTCAAATGGTCAGACTATAGAGTCTAAAGATGAGTTTGATCGAGATATTGTTGAAGATATTTTAGATTATAATAGGAGAACAAAAGATGAGAAACATCATAGTTAGTGGGATGGACCGGGTAGGTAAGTCTTATTTATGTGAGAAGTTAGTTAAGAAGTATGGATTGAATGTAATTCATTCAACAGCTTCAACTAGTAATACATATGAGTATCATATCAACTTATTAGATTATCATTCTAATACTTTCTTTGATCGTTTTCATACAGGAGAGATCATCTTTCCTTATATGTATGGAAGAGAACCAAAGATTACTTTAGAAGAGTTTGATAAGATTACAGAGAGAATTATAGATAATAATGATCTGTATATTATTATGTATTCATCAGATCCAGAGATTATTAAGAAAAGATTGGCTGAACGTGGAGAAGATACAGCTTGGGAAATTGATGAGCAGTGTAGAAGATATAAAGAAGCTGCAAAGTATGTAAAAGATAAGTTCAATTATAAGAACTTTTATGTTTGTGATATTGCAGAAGAAAATGCATATGATCGATTAGATGAATGGATTAATGAGCATTTTGGAAAGGTTACAACAAACATTGCATATAAAAAGTTAGCGAATGATCTTTTAGAAAAAGGTCACATAATGGAAACAAAGAATGTTCGTGGTAATACAAAAGAATTGTGTAACTATATGTTTACAATTGATGACTTAGATTGTGAGTATGTTTCTTTAAAGACTGGCAAGACTAACTTGACTTATTTGGCTGCTGAACTTTTATGGTATTGGTCAGCGCGTAATGATGTTGAGTTCATTGGTAAGTTTGCAAAGTTATGGAAAGCATTAAGTGATGATGGTGTTACGAATAATAGTGCATATGGATACATTCTTCAGAAAAAGCACGGATTTAATCAGATTGAAAAAGTAATTGAACTTTTGAAGTATGACCCATATTCAAGAAGAGCTGTCATTAACATTAATGTTCCGAATGAGAAAGTAATTGAGACAAAAGATGAACCATGTACAGTATGTTTAGATTATCAGATTAGAAATGGTAAACTTCATTGTACGTGTGTAATGAGATCAAATGATATGAACTTTGGATTAAGAAATGATTTAGGGTTCTTCATTTCATTACAGAAGTATATTGCAAAGAGACTTAATGTTCCAGTAGGAACTTATACGCATTTCGCAATGTCAATTCACTTTTATGATCGAGATTTCAAATTTGTGAAAGATGTAGCTTTTGGAAATATGGAAACAATTAATGAAAAGTTAGACATTGAAAAGTTGTTAGAACATAGAGAAGAATTAGTTAATTGGGTAGATACACAGTTTACAAATAAGGAAGACTTCACTAAACTGTTAAAAGAAAAAGAGATTATTGTGGAGGGTTAAATGAACATACTATTAGTAATTGGAAGAGGCATCGAAGCTTGTGGTGTTACTCGTTTTACAATTGAAGTTGAAGAGTGGCTTAAACATAATGGACATAATGTAAAGGTTCTTGCTGGTGCAGATAAGAAGTGGGGACGTGAGAAAGCTCAGCCAAATGACTTTGAAAAACATCCTTTTAAGTCAGGTGTCTGGACAGATGATGTAAAGTATGATATGTGCATCATCACATCTGTGCCTCCAAAGAAGATTGATAAAGATGAAGATGTCTCAGACAAGATCTATAATAACTTCATTGATACTCTTAAAGGTCTTAATACGAGATTAGTGTATTTTCAGTGCGATAATAAGATTCACTCAATTAACAGGAACTTCTATGCAGATCCTAAGTATATGATTCCATTCTTTTCGATCTTAGATCGTATTATTGTTCATAACTTAAATGCAGACTTTGTTAAGAGCTTTATTGATAAGCACGGACTAAGAACTTGTAAGTTCACTCTTGGTCAACAGGTTCTAATTAGTACAGATTTTGAAGAAGAGGCTTCAGAGATTACACCAGCTGAGAAAGTTGATAAGACTTGCTGGTTCATTGGTAGATCAGCTCAGTGGAAAGGCTGGAGAGAGTTCAGAGACTTCCACACAACTACTTTAAGAAATGCTGGTTACACATCAGTCATAGAAGGTATAGAACTTTCAATTAACGCTAAGCAAGATATGTGTAACATTGATGAGAACAATAAGTATACTTGGAGAGATGACAACATTTACTATGGAAAAGACTTATCTCCTGATGATGTAATGAATAACATTGATGAGTATAGAGATCAGCCTTCTCTTATCTTTGGTCCTTATGTTCGATTAGAAGCTCTTAATAGAGTTCATAGAGCGAAGTTTGGAATGTTCTTTACATTTACAGGTCCTGAGTTTGGTGGACAGATTGAGATTACATTTTTAGAGATCGTTGGCGCAGGAACAGTTCCAGTAATTAGAAAAGAATTATGGGATTGTGCATTCTTCAATGATGTCTACTTAAAAGACTTAGGAACTCCTGAAGAGTTAGGAATAGTTGTGTATGATAGCAATAAGAAAGATGAATGCTTAGAGTTGTTAAATAAGCTTAATGATGATAATGATCTTTATAAGACCTATCTAGATAGAGCATTAGCATTCTGTAAGAGTCAGTTTGATCGTGACTCAATCATTAAGCGTCTTTTTGAAAAGTGTCTTAGAGATGATGACGAATCACCTGTAAGACAAGAAAGTCTATGGTGGTAGAATGAGAGCAATTGGTTGCGAAATCTTTGGAGGAAGCCAAACTATTGGTCATTTATTAACTGGCTGGGATGTTGATCGTATTTTAGAGATGACAGATGATATGGTTGAGTATAATGCGTATCATTTCACAAAGAATTACCCAAACATTCCCGTAATTAAGTTTAGTGAATGGCATAATGAAGAGTATCTTTCAAAGCTAGGAGAGTATGACTTTCTTTTTGCTAATAATCCTTGTTCTGGTCTATCATCAATTAATAGAAATGCAAACATAAATAGTGCAGCAAATGTTCATTTCTATGAAGTATTATTTGCAATTATGAATTTGAAGCCAAAAGCATTTCTAATCGAGAATGCACCAACATTAACTGGACTAGGATTACCCATCTTAAGAGACATTCAGTATAAGTTAAAAGATCTATATAAATTAGTCATCATCAACGACTTAGCTGGTAATCATCAAGTTGCGATGCATAGACGAAGAACTCTTATTATGGGATTTAGAAGAGACTACTTTAATGATAATGTTGGTAACATTGAAATTGAGTCTAAAAGTTCATTTACTATTAAAGATGCTCTTAAAGGGTTGACAGCAAATAGTCCTAATATGGAATTTGACACTAAAGTTCTTGATCAAAGTTTCACTAGATTTTATCATTTAGTTGAACCAGGTGATTCAATTATGAAGACTCTAGCAAATAAGTTTGATATGATTAAGAATGATTTAACAGAAGAAGAACTTAAAAAAGTTCAATCATTTAAGAATAGATATGCTAATAAGCATAGTGTTTGGGACAAGTCTTCTTATAGAGTTAGACTAAATGAGAAGGCGCCATCACTTACATCAATCATTCAATTAATGCATCCAACAGAGAATAGGGACTTTTACATTAGAGAGTATGCTCGTCTTATGGGGTATCCAGATGATTTCATTTTCTATCCTCACGAATGTAAGTGTTCAACAATTCAATGCTTAGCTCAAGGAGTTCCAGTTAACTTTATTAGGTATGCTTCAAATGAAATTGTTAAGGCATTCAATGGAAATACTATTAAGATAGATGGCGACGTTATGTATATCAATCAATGTAGTGGGATTCAAAAAAGAGTGATT